ACGTAACCCGATGGCATTGCACCGAGAATGCTGATGACAAGTTGCTCAAGATTATCGAGTGCCCCTGCGTTGTTGTTGTATGCAACCACTGCCGTGACGACAAGATTAATCTTGACTTTCGTTGTCGCTCCATTGATAAGCGTTGATTCAAGATATGGAGAATCTGGAACCAGACATACCGCTGGAGCGATAAGAGCTTCAGGAATTCCGTTATAGACGGATGCAACGACTCCACCGAGAGCAGTTGCTAACGGTGTTCGGATTTGCGATTCGATAGTCATTGACACATTGTTTCGACGTCGAGATAAGGTCCGAGAAGTCCAACGACACGATTTTGAAGTGATCTACCGAGGACGAATGGCGATGAATTGAATGTGTCGCTCATTGTCATATTTCCTGGAGTCGTTACGGATTGAAAGATTTCAACGCTAACGACAAGAAGTGCGGACTTAATTGGTGCGACCCCAGCATAGAGTTCGGCGGCACTACCCCCCGAGAGCGTTGCCGTTCCTGCTGGGATCAACGGTGTTAGGACTGTGTCTGGCACGTCGTAATCTGCCGTAAAGACGTATGGGTTGAGGTTTGTCGATGTGACGGTAACTGTTCCAGTGAGTCCACCGCCAGCCGTATCGACTGTCTGACCGAGGACGAAATAGTTCGGACGTTGAGTGTAAAAGTAGATTACGCCATCGCGAACCTGCGCTGACACTATTGCGCTTTGATAGGCAGTGAGCATCGGCAAGATTGTCAGTTCAGCCGAATCAATGATCTGCTCCAGATATACGTCAGAGTAAAGGGAATCAGAGACGCCAAGTACCGTTCTCAGCTCTTCAGCCGTGATGATATTTGGCATCTCTGTCCCTTTCGTCTGCTCGGCTGACTCGGGAGCGAATCAGCCGATGATTGAATTGTTGAAATTAGTCTTTATTGAACGAATATGCGCCAGCGCCAATCTTTGTCGCTGTTGCTCCGTAACCGTAAAGAAGAATTCCGATGCTTCCGTCTTCGATGTAATTCGTGCGAAGTTCTAAGCGTGGAGATTCGTACCATGTATAAGCATCGCGATTGATAACATACATTGAATCGTCACCTGTACCTGATAGCGCAGTATCGACCCAGAGATCAATTCCATTGACTGATCCACGAAGTGATCGAGGCTGAGCATTTCCAGCGGCATTTTGTGGCTGAAGTGCGTTGTAGATTGGTCGTCCATCAACGTTGAAGCTCATAATGCGTCCCCACATTGCTGGAGAGACGACGATTGCATCAGCGAATTTGAAAGTGTTTGCATAGACTGAGACTGCTCCAGCCGATACCCAAGCGAGCAATTCTGCCGCTGTGATGTCTGTGCCATAACCAGTTGCAGTCTTTGTTGCACTAGCAATGATTTCTGATGAATTGTACGCATTAGTCGCGCGAGCATATTGCGAAGAAAGATTTGCAATTAACTCTGAGAAGAATAATGGATCAGAGCGATCAGCGAGTTCCACTGACATGACCTGATTACCCTTGAAGGACTTGACGTCCACGTTGATGAAGGCTGACTCCATGATGACGGGTGTGACTGCGTCTAATTCATCCACGACTGCCACTGATGGAAGCTGAGTAATCTTTGGGATTTGGAATACAAGTCCAGCGTCAGGAAGGACGCCGTTGGAAATTGAATCGATTGAAGCGCGAACGTTATCTGCCAAGCCGTTCACCACTTCGCGAAGCTGACGCGTTGGAATGAGTCCAGGATTGTCTGTTGATGCAGTTGCGGCGGCAATGTATGCGCGTGACTCTTCTGATCCACGCATTGCGGCGACTTTGTGCATCAAGAATGTCTCAGGTGAGACGACTGGATTGCGAGTCGCGATGAAATTGACAGGCTTTGTAGCTGATGCCTGAACTGACTGTGTAGCTTCTACCGTCTCGACGGCAGTTTCTGTGACGGTGTTGTCCACTTCGTCTCCTTCTGTTGGTGTTGGTAATTCCGCTTCATCGGTTGATGATTCGGAAATCTCTTCTTCGGTTGCCGCGACATTTGAGACGCGAGCTGAATCGAATGCTGGATTATGTGTGAGTGCAACGCCTACGAGATCAGCGGCATTGACGACCATTGTGCCGTCGGCATTGTGACCGAAATCTGTCGCATTCGCTTCCACACTAAATCCGTCACGAACGCCGTGCATTGCTTCAACGAGTGCGTCATTGCCAGCAGTTGTCGGAAGGATTTTGAACGTCGCATCGATTGATTTGCCATCGGCTGAAAGAGTCATGTCGAGACTCTTTCCGATGGGACGGGCTGGATCGTGTTCAAGGTTAAGAGTCACACTCGACGGATTGAGTGAGCCTTGCTTAAACATGACTTTCCCAGTTGATGCGTTGGCTGGTGTATCGAATGCCACGATTTGTCCCGTGATTGTTCGAGCTTCCGAATCTGCCGCCGTAATTGTGAACGGTGTCGTTACTTTCATTTAATCATCTCCTCAGCGTTGCGGATTTCATCGACTGTGATCGCAGGTTGCCCAGTTATAGGATCAACAATCGAATTCAGTGTCTTATAGATATTGGCACGTTCTAAATCTGATCCGCGTAAGTAATCAGATAAGTCGTATCGCACCGATTGCGATTGTGGAACGAAGTCTGGCATTGAAAGTCTCTCGGAAATCGAAGTCATTAGCGGAATCAGCGAGAAGTCCAGCAGATTTTGACGTTGCGCGTTAGCGTTGGAGTACGTCATCGATGAACCAGTCTCAGCATCTACATAGAACGCAGGGATTCCGATTGCCCGTGCTAATTCGGTCGCGATGTAGCTTCTCGCAGAAGATAACTGAAGCTTCTCGGGATCGAATCCGACGGTCTGAAGTTCAACGTCGGCGTTAAGGAATGCAGTGCCACGATTGCGACGTGCAGTTCCCCATGATTCGAGAAGCTTCGCAATGCGATCGGCAGGAAGTGCCGTGCCGTTAGATTTTAAGACCATTGATGGGACTGGCTCGCGAGCATACATTGCGGCCGCACGCTCGAGTTCCGCGCCTGTTCTTATAGTGCGACCAGCTCGATTGAGTAACCCTTCATCATTTCCGTTGAAGACGACAAGTGATCCCAGTCCATAATTCGGAACGGGTGAACCATCGACCATGTAATATTCAATTTCTGATGCGAATGAGTTTGTCTGAATTGTTACGCGAGAAGGAATGATTCGTTCAACACTGCGAACGCGTTGCGTATCGAGAAATAATTCTGTGATTCTCCAATATGCGTACCCATAGAATAACAAGTCTTCACACGTCCAGACATAGGTCGCACTTCCTGGAACGCGTGGATCAGGTGTGCGGATGACTCGAGGAATTGCGCCTTCAATTTCCATGCCAGTGGCGCGATCTATTACTTCCAGACTGATTGAAGCGATACTGGATGCGATGATTCCTCTAGCGCGAGCGATTGTCGGGACGCTCATCGCTTCTTCACGCGTTGCAGTGTGTCCGAGTCCGAAATAAGAAGCTCCAGTGAGTGAATCAATCGATGTCACTGGAGCGATAGCGGCGGCGACGTCATAGGTCGGTGAAGGTTGAACCGTCTCGACTTTACGCGTTGCGAATATGTCTCGAATTGCCATGCGTAAATCTTCCCAGCCTTATAGCACTATCCCACCATAATGTCAGTTTCCGTCTCTGGGCGTGTCGCGAAGTGTGTGACGAGGCTGACGGCCACTGCCGCGCAGACTGCCGCTTGAGAAGCTCGACGACCGATGACCCATCCGCCATCACCGCGACGAAGCTGAACGGCTGAAAGCATCTGAGTCGTGAGTTCGGATTGCTTGCCCGAATGCTTCAGACGCCCCGAGTTGATTGCACCCAGCATCTCATCGCACGCTTGAGGATAGTCCGAGTCCATGTCATGCACGGGAATTCCTGCTGGCGTCAGACGTGCGGCGACCGCGCCGCTAGTCCTCTTCGAATAGAGCAAGTATTCAATCGGATACTTTCGACAATAGGGAGCGACATCATTTGCAATGGCTTTGTCATCTAGCTGAAGAGGATTCGTCCAAGTGTGGAGAAGCTTCACGACGAATTCTTCATCGCCTAATTTCTGAGCCGCGACCAACGCTCCATGCTTTCGATCTGGCGAGAGATCGAGTCCGAGCCATGTCAGCTTCTCGGGATCAAGATTGACATCTGGATCAATGCAATTCTCCCATTCAGCCGCACCCACGCAAGACGAAATCGTCTGCACCCAGCGGCATAGAACCTCAGTCATCACGACATCGGGCGGATCATTGAGAACCGCTTTGATGTTATCGATGTGGATGGTGTGACCTAGTGCAGGATT